CATCATGTTAATCGTGGTTGCGGAGATTGCCTTGCCTGCTTTGACGGTAGAAGTCGCAGTAGATAACGAGCCGTTTGCTTGGACGTAGTAATCAGAGCCTATGGTCAAACCTGTCTGCGCTTCGTTAATACCGCCGTAGACGTTTACAGCGCCTGTGGCTGTGTCAGAGATTGCTTCGGCTGTTATACCTATGAAGTCGGGGTAGTTAGGTGTAGTGCCACCTACTAGGAAATTTCTTATATAAGCTACACTTGACCGAACGTAAGAAACCAATGTCCTCTGTATACTAGAATTGTAAACAGTAAAATTTAAAGTAGATAAAGCCGCAGGGCTAAGGTAGGTTTCGGCAGACCACGTTACGGACAACCCCGACACAGAACCTGTAACGTATTTTACATTAAGAGGGTTACCATCTTTTCGGTACAGCGTAACAATCTTACTTGTAGTTGGATTAAACGAAGTCGCTCCATTCCCTGTAGTACTTGACGCCTCTGCTTTGAATACAGTTGCAGTCCCCCACGTTGTCGCGCCACTTGCTACACTAGCTACGTTGGCAGTCATATAGTCGTTGGTGTCGTTTTGATAGACTACAACGTACCTGTCATTGGTGCTGTCGTAGGCTAAACCTGAAAAATTGCTAACTCCAGACGAGCCGTCAAATCGCACCGCAGTACCGCCTGTGGCTGTAAAAGAATTAGCCCCGCCTCCTGCCGACATTTGCATTGCGCCACCGTAACCCGGAACTCCTGAGGCACTTTTTTTCCATACAGCAAATAATTCGCCCGTTGTCGAATTAATAGTTAGAGCTATCTCGCTTCCGCCATTATTGGCATTTCCCAAAAGACTATTAATATTGTCGCTCGCTGCTGCGTCATTTGTAATGGTGTTTCCGCTAACAGTGAATCGGAACATAAATGCATAGTTAGAAGACTTACCTGCAATTACCGCGCAGGCTTGTACCACTGGGTTATAAACTAAGCTGACCGGGGATATGTAGGTGTAGGATGAATTAAGTACCACTTCTGTTCCGTAGGTTATGGTTGTCCCTGAAACGGTTAACGCACGGCTACGCATATAAGCCCCAATATCGTCCGTCCACACAATAACAAAGCTTCCATTGCCGACATAGGCCGCTGATATTATTCCTACCGAAGCACTTTTAAACAGTAATTGGGTTCCGAGCGTTGTAGTACCATCTGCTGCAATCGTAGCAATTCTGGCATATCCGTATTGCGAGTCGGCCATGTTTCCATAAGCTAGTAAGGTTTTATTATTGTCTGGGTCATGCGCTACAGCGTAGCCTCCTTGGACGGAGGAAGACCCATTAGTCGCAACCTCGTTAGTAAACGCATCAGATACCGCAGTTCCTGTAGCGGGACTTACTGTACCATCAGTTTTTAACGCAACAGCCTGCCCAGAAGTCAGATTTCCAGACGCTACAAAGTTTACAGCGTTTTGTCCACCGCCTGTCGGCAGCAGTTCCGACAAGTTAGTCATTTATACGCTCCAACCAATAGTGCCGTTGATGTAGGACATAGTGATTTCTGCAAAGTTCTTATCAAACATCAGGTCAGTTGCAGAGCTTGCGATGTTAGAGCCGTTACGCGCTACGGTAAATGTAGTGGTAGCCGCTGCGCCTGTGCCGTCTTTAATAGTTACCGTGTCACCTGCGCTTGGTGAGGCAGGTAGAGTGATGGTAATACTTCCGGCTGTAGCGGTAACAAACTCGCCTACTGCTGCGGTGTAGCTTACGCCTTTGAGGATTGGTAGGGCATTAGCTGAAAGACTTGCTCTAGCCGTAGCTGCCGTAGTGGCGTTAGTTCCGCCGTTGGCGACAGGCAAGAGTACCCGTTACATTGGAAGCCAGATTAACAAAAGTAGTTTGATTGCTGCCCGTACCGCCATTAGCCGTGGGTAGTACACCGGTGACCTGTGAGGTTAAGTTAACTCCGCTCAATGCTCCGCCAAGCGTAAGGTTGCCAGAGCTAGTAACCGTGCCCGAAAGGCTAATCCCGTTAACCGTACCCGTGCCGCTTACGCTCGTAACTGAACCGACTGCACTGGTTGGGTTAGCGTTAATAACCGCAGCACCCGAACCCAGACCGTCCGTAATCACCATTATTTTTTGCGTGGTGGGAATAGTAACGCCTGCCCCAGAGCCTTGCTTGATCGTAATAGACTGGCCGCCGGTAGTAGCGTTCTCAATCATCCAAACCTTGGACACAGTATTCGGCCCAAGTGTTACTTCACGAGTACCTGTTAGAGACCCTGCCGAGGTAATTTTTAGGTAGAAACCACGAGTTGCGTCTGCCGTAGCGTCAGGCATAGTGAAGGTTTGGTTAGCATCAGACGACATCTGTTTTGTGCCGTAGCTAAAGCCATCTGTGATTAGCTCAAGGTTAGTGTTGGTACTGGTGCCCCAAGTGCCGTCTTCATCACCGGTGGTGATTTCTTTAAGTCTTAAATTGTTTACAAAAGTAGCCATTTGATTTCTCCAGTACTTATACTAGTGTACTGCCCAATTAGGGGTTTGTGAAGCGTCTATTGTAGTCCAACCACCTCTTATGATTGTCCCTACCGCACCTGTTCCTACTACGCCTATAGGGTAGACATTTGCACTACGTGTGTTTGTTACGCTGCCTACTGCACCTGTTCCTGCCACCCCAACTACCGTAAATATAACTGTAGGGGTTACCGCTTGTACAACGCCGGTTCCGGCTACACCAGTGACGGCGACATTTCTGTCATAAGCTGGGGTTACTGTGCCTATGGCCCCTGTGCCTACTACTCCGGTAACACTTACTACAGTACCTACACTAAAAGTAACTGTGCCTACTGCCCCAGTAGCTACAACGCCGTTGGGTACAACTGAATCGCTGGTGTTCGTACTAACACTGTTTATTTGGCCTACGCCTTGTACACCAGTAATCGCAAAGCTTGAAACATTGCCTACCGTACCTATTGCGCCGGTTGCGGCCACTCCCGTAGGAATGACGATACTGCCAAAGGTTGTTGTAACAGTGCCTACTGCGCCTGTCCCAACTACTCCTGTGGGTATAACAATACTACCGTAATTTGTGGTGACAGTGCCTACTTCGGCAGTGCCCACTACGGATACGCCGTTATCGCCCCACGCTCCTTTGCCCCACCCGCGAGCGCCCCAGACAGCGTCAAGGTCTACAGTCTTGGCGGCCTCACCGCCCCACCCGTTGAAACCCCACGGGCCCACGTTTCATTGGTGAAATCTAAGATAGCTGTAGTTCCATCAGCCGTGGGTGTAATGGACGTTAGCAACTGGCCTGGTCTAGAGTATCCAGTCGCAGTCGCAAGTTCATCCGAGCCCATATCAGAATAATTAGTGGTCGCAGCGCCATAGGTTCCGCTTCCTGAAGCCACAGCAGTAAAAAGAGCCATCTTGAACCGTGTGCTTCCCGCAGTGAAATTATGCAGTCCTTTAAGAAGTTCTACTTTGAACGATGTGGGCATTGCAGTTGTGATTGTAATAGCCATGATTTAAGCCTCTAATAGTTTTACTAATTCTGGATGTCCTGCATCCCGAAAACGGTTGGTTAATGTGGTGTTATGTGAAGCCACAGCTTGTTTTAAATACGCAAGTAATACACCCCCAATCTCTGCCCTAAAGGCTTCTGCTTGTGCCTGTATGACAGGATGTGAGTTGTTACCAATAGAGATAATTTTATCCAACGCTTGTTCCGCTATCTCTTCAGGGGTAAAACCCCGTCCCGACATAGCGCCTATTTTTACTATGCCTACTTCCATTGCGCCTGCTGTGCTTATCATGGTCCGGGTGACTCCGATCTAAGGGGTATCCTAATAATACCATCTCTGTACTCGTCTCTTCTGCGACGACCCTGTTGTTCAATTCCAAGCCCTTGAATAGCTTGTTTATAACTTGCTTCAAAGAACTGCATCATTTCTGATGGCCCTTTAGTATAACTGTAAGCCTGAATTAAACACGCATATAAAAGAACTTCGGGAGCGTTAGTGCTTACCCAAGTTGTTGTGTTTGTTGCAGATAGTTGAGCAGGTCTGCTTATGTAACCTATTTGCATTGCAATATTAGCGTTTGGCGTTGGCGCTAGGTAGAAAGTGTTTTGATCCCAAACCGAGTAATACTTTGGTACACCTTCGACGCTATAGTCAGGCCAATATTCTTTAAGGAAAGACGTGTCCCTAAATTCTAGAAAAGTCTGAACACCTCCTATTGTTGTCATCAAATATCGATGAGTTAAAATCGTGCTTGGTGCTGTTAAGAAACGATTGCCCTTTGTGGACGTGCCAGTTGCTTCGATCCTAAATACATCAAGGTCTATGTCACGGAGAATCCGATTCTCTGCCATAGTTATAAAGGTGTTTATCACAGCGTCCGTGAACACGTTGCTGTCCACTTCTGTGTAATTCTTAATATTTGTGACTAGCTCGTCGTATGTCATCTTCTAAGTCACCACTATCGTTACAGTGCCTATATATCCTACCCCTTCAACTGGTCGTTGAGTAGGGAACGGCTGCATATTCGTTGTTCCTGACGTGTAGTTGGCGCTTCCAATACTGTTGAATGCGGCATCGCCCGGTAAACCTAAAAAGACTACTACAGGTTCTGTCCTGTCTACTCGTGGATCTCGTAAAGCTATGGCATCGCCACGATAGGTCAGAGGCTCTATCTGTGGAGACTTAGGCTCATAGTCCTCCGGGCAAACCATGAAGCCTTTCCAATTCTTTCGCAACGTCTGATAAGGGTATTGAAACCCGCAGTAGTCGCATATCGCAATCGCATACTTGCCATTAGCGTAAGACATTAATAACCTACGCTCGGGACAAAATGCACACTAGCTGTGTCTCTGTCCTCTTCCGCCGCACGAAGAAAATCTTCTTCGTAGATTGCTTTAAGACCCTGGGTGCGTTCCGCTGCGAACTTCAAAGACAGCATGTACGCCAAACCAGAAGCTAAACACGGCAAGAACCTGAAGTTAACATCAGTCGTATTAGTGTAGGCTCCCGCGTCTTGTATGCGTCTAATGCGGTAATAAACTAGGGTGTAGTCTTTATCTGCCGCAGGCCACAAGAATATCGTAGGGCTTCTTGTTCTTTGGACATAGTATTGCGTGGGTCTAGCCTCTGTAAGTTTATTCGGCACATTTAAGTACTCTGAACGGCTTATTCGGGAAATACTTACATCTTGCTGCTGACCGTTAATTGTTTGCCTGACAACTGCAGACAGAACATTAACGGTATCTGCACCGGGCGAAACTTCTTTAGTGCCTTTCGCAAGGACAGAAGTAGCTTGCTCGATGGTCCACAAGTTTAACCCTCTATTGGCCCAGTCTAAAAACAACAGATTCAAAGAGCGCGTGGCGGATGTTAGCTGATAACCTGCCGTCATCTGCATCCCGCATCGCTCAAAGGCTTCCTCAACAATCTCGTCTATGGCAAGATTGAAGTCTGTTGTATTTGATGTAGTCATTACTTCTTCTTTTTCTTAACAGCACCGCCTGAAGCATACATCGGAATTCCCGTAGTCTTACTTCTAGACTTTAGCATTTTATTTCTAGGGCCACTTCTTACTGCCCCTCCGCCTTGGGTGGCGGCTCCCATTCCACGTCCTGCCATGTTACTTACTCCTTTTGGATCGAGCTTTATGAGCCGAGTCTTTCATGTCTAGCTGGGATGGCTTTTTTGATCTTCATATCAGGATCACCAAACCTTACTAGCTTTACGTCGTCACCTTTCTTAGCTAAAACTGCAAACTTTTTGTTACCGCCGGAAGTCCTTTTTGGTTTGTTGTAACCAGAGAAGGACTCCCCTCGGTAGCTAACCCGCCCAGAGGGCGTTCGCTTTACAGTTTTTGTCGTCGCCACTAAGCAGCCGCTCCGCCTTCAAACATCAACGTCACGTCTGTGACTGAAGTTGTTGGCGTTAAGGATACAATATCTATAAATATCCCTGCACTGAACAAAATCCCAGCGTCTGGAACATCAATACTCATGCCGCCTGCCGGCTTAGGCGCTCCAATAGTCCAAAGCACAGGCGCGGACACGTCTGCACCATTTCTAAGATTAATGGTTCCTTGCGTGTTGGTGCTACCGTCTCCCAGTAAATTGAGAAAGTATACTCCCATCAATCTAGTTCGCCCTGAGACTCCGGCACTTGAAGCTTGCTTTGTTACTATCGATATATTACTTGCACTCATTTTTAGTCTCCTTTAAAGACTATTCCGAGTCTTCGGCAGCAGCTTCTTCAACTACTTCTTCAACTACTTCTTCTGCGGGGGCTTCTGCTCCACCTACAGGTATTCCAAATATTTTATCAGACATAATAGTCTCCTAAGTTTTTGTTTGAATTAAACTTTAGCTAAAAGGCGTTACAGTAGTACCTGATCCTACGCCTACCATTTCCACAAACCACCTGTCTTCGGCTACAGAAGTAAACGTCACGACTGTGTCAACTATTCCCCCCTTTGTACTTCCGTTTAATGTGACATTTACATCA